TAGGTCAATTGACCAGGTAAATCTAAGTACCGGTGGTGTATCAACTGTAACTATTGCTAGTCAAGTAAGAAATGCTGTTAACCACGGGTGCGATTCAATAGTGGTCAGTTTTACTGATTCTTCCAGATTTGAATTCGACCGAGACTCGAATCGATATATCAATTGTACCACACCATCAGTTACTGTGATTGATTATTTTAAGAGGTGGCGCCTATCAACCTCGTCAGACCTAGATAATAAAGAATCAAAATTTTGCAATTTATATCACGGCATGATGTCTCATGACTGGTTGGCATTGCAGTCTTATTATGTTATACTATCTACACTGCATTTTTTAACCAACTCAAAAATAAATTTTGCATACTCATTGGGGGGATTAGATGTTTCTGACAATTTTTTTAACAAATTTTGCATACCTAATGAGCTTGCACAATTTGAATCTAAGATGCTAACAGTTAATTTGTGGGAGTATCCAGGCAAAAAAGTATCAACTGGATTTCATGTGTACGACCAAACATATCAACGAAGCTTTTTAGATGACACCATTAGAATACTAAATCAAAATGATAGATAAACTAAGTATTGCCAATGAGATGAAAATGTTTGACCACAAGATCAGAGATTTTTACGATGAGTTAACCGATGATGAACGCAAGAAGTTTGCCCCATTCCTTATGATACGATGGGGATCAGCAGTGGAAGGATCTAGAGATTTACAAGAGTTCTATGTAATTTCCACAAACGAACGACTGAACAAAAACTTCTTTAACATCAGTTCGTCCAAGCATCGCAAACTACAATGGCTAATGGCCACAACAGTAAGTCCTGGCATGGGCTCAATGAGACACAACTGGATTGCACCCAAGAAAAAAGAAGCAGGTGCAGGATCAATGAAAAAACAACTGGCAGAACTATTCCCGCATTACAAAGCAGATGAGATAGATGTCATGGCAGCAATAACAACCAAAAAAGAACTTGATCAATACATTAGAGCACATGGCCGAGACAACAAGTAAGTTCACCTGTGAGTTCTGCAAAAAAGAGTTTGCAAGAGAAAACTCTATTGCAGTACACATGTGCGAGCCCAAGCGCAGGCGCATGGAACAAAGTGAGCGTGGTGTACAACTGGGATTCCAAGCCTATATCAAGTTCTATGAAATGGCACAAGGATCTGCAAAGCTAAAGACCTTTGAGGATTTTTGTGACTCGCCGTACTACCGAGCCTTTGTAAAGTTTGGTCGCTATTGTGTTAACACACGAGTTATCAATCCTGCACAGTTCATGACATGGTTGTTAAAGAACAATAAGAAAATTGATCATTGGTGCAGTGACAAAATTTACACAGAGTACTTGTTGTTCTATTTGAAGGTTGAAGCTGTAGCAGATGCCTTGGCCCGTGCAGTAGAATACAGTATCGACTGGAGCGAAAAGACCACACACCCAGCACATGATTGCATGCGTTATGGCAATAGCAACGTGTTATGTCATGCAGTTACTACAGGACGCATATCACCCTGGGTGATTTATAACTCAGCATCTGGTCAAGAGTTCTTGAACAATTTAGACTCATCACAGATTGCAATGATTTGGCCATACATTGATAGTGATGTCTGGGCCAAGAAGTTTCACGACTACTCGGCAGACCAGGAGTATGCTAAAGAAATACTAAAACAAGCAGGTTGGTAATGAAAAAGTTGGCTGCCATTGGTGATAGCTTTTCTACAACCAAGTATGGACGTAGTTGGCCAGATCATGTGAGTGATCGTTTACAAAGTAGTTTGGTTCGTGCATGTAGTGCCGGGGCTGGCAATGCATTCTATGTGGAAAAATGTCACGACATTGTAAAAGATCCCGAAGTAGATTTGGTAATTGTACAACTTACAGAACCTGCTAGAGTTGTAATTGGATCTCAGACATGGCAGGACATACAAGCAGGCAATCAAGCACATCCAATCCCTGCACCTAGAGATTACTACGATCCCGGTCACAATAACATTTACAAAGACATTGGTTGTTATACCATGAATGTGCATGACAACCGTCGGTGGTTAGATACACTGACTGGACAAGATTCAGGTGACTTGGATAAGTTTTGGTTACGAGAAGTGGCAGGCACACGATTTTATGATTACCAAACTATTCACAATATGTTGGCAATCAAAGCACTATGTGATCAATGGAACAAGCCGCTAATATTCTTTTCTTGGTTTGTTGACAGCACTGAATTGATATTACCAGGGTACGAATGGTTAAAGGATGTTGTTAACATTGTACCCGGATCGGCTGCCGCAGAATGCAATCGTATGATGCTCAAAAAAACTGATTGTGGACACTATGCAACTGCGGAATCACAGCAACTAGTTGACACATGGCTATGGCCACATGTACAATCTATAATAGAGGACAAACTATCATGATTAAAACAATCAACGCTGGGGCAGGAATTAGAATCTCAAATGGGTATGCTTCTACAACTTATGTCAACATGAGTAACCCCAGTGCTGGCATGGTTAGGTACAACGGAAATTCAAACAACCTGGAAGTGTATGATGGATCAAGTTGGATGACATTGAATGGTGCATACCCTATTATAGAACTTGACGGTGATATATTGGGTGTGATAAACTGGGCCAAAGAAAAAATGAACAAAGAAGCCAAGATTCAAGAGTTGGCACAGCAAAATAAAACTGTAGCAGATGCATTAGAGGCTGTGGAAAAAGCACAAGAGCAACTGGACATTGTTGCAAAGTTGGTCACCGTATGAGTGCGGACATTGACATTGACTTTGCTGATAGAGACAGCGTACTGAAACTAATACAGTATACTCCTGCACGGCAGATCACACAAGGTCAAGTACGACGTCATAATTCTGGGGTGTATGTTACAGACATTCCCTACGATCCCATAAACAACTGTGCGGCATTAGAATACGAAGAAGCTGAACAGCGTGGGTATTTTAAAATAGACTTTTTGAACATGAGCGTGTATCAGTTGATTAAAAATCCTGAACACTATCAAGAGATGTTGACAGCTACTCCAGCTTGGGATAGACTTTGGCAAGATACCAACTGGTCCAAGCAGTTGGTTCACGTGGGCAATTATACAGACTTACTCAAGAACATGAGACCAAGCACTGTGCCACAAATGGCAGCATTTATATCAATTATTAGACCAGGCAAAGCACACTTACAGAATCAGCCCTGGCCGGATGTGTTTGATACAGTATGGGATGGCGACGATAGTCAGGGATACACGTTTAAAAAGTCACACAGTTTGTCTTATGCAATGTTGGTTGTGTTGCACATGAACTTGCTTAATCAAGACGTCGCACCAGTGTAATTGATTTACGCTTGCTCTTTTTGCGAGATATATCTAGTAGACTACAAGCAGGGCCGTGCAAGATCTCTAAATCTTTGTTGACAAAAGTTCGTAAGGTGTAGCGGAACGGCTCCCATTCTGTGCGCAAAAATATGTTAATGGGGATAGATCTGTTGCTTTCCCACCACCATGTTGTGGCCAGTTCCAAGAACTTCATTTTATCTTCTTGTAATGGTATACTACCAAAGTCGTAGATAGTTGTGACTGCGTCGTCCCGGTTCTGAACCACCCCCACGTACTCCACGTTTGCATACACGCACAGCGTGATAAACGGATACTTTTCCGTCAATTTGTCAAAGATATTATTACCCATAAATATTGTTCTATGTATTCCACCACCGTTTACTTATATCAGCAAATCACCAGAGTGTTATTGATTGACACCAGTGGCGGCTATTTCACAGCGAGGTACGATCCAGTGTACGCAAAACAACTAACTGTAAACAAAGGCGTTGATAATGTGCTTTTGTTTGAATTTATCAATCAGGAACAAAAACCTGTAAACATCACCGGCAGCACATTTGTGTTCCGTATGATTGGCCAAAATGGCGATGTGCTGTTGCTCAGTAAACCAATGGAAACGCTGAGTGCCGCACTTGGCAGAGTCAAGGTAGTGCTGACAACAGAAGATACCATTGATTTGGTAGCACAGCCTGCCAGTTACAGTATCCAACGCACCTCGGGCAACTATGTGCAAGCCGTTTATACAGATGCCAACTCACAAGCACGAGCAGACTGTAATAT